CTCCCCTGCTAAGGGAGTAGGCGTCTAAAAAGCGCGCGAGAGTTCAAATCTCTCCTTCCGCGCCAAAGTACCGATTTTAGCTGTTTTAAAGCTAAAATCGGTACTTTTTTATGCTTTTCGCCCCATTTTCTGCGTATTTTCAAAAAGCGAAAAATCACGTTATGACACGCTCTGTAACATAAAATCATTTCCCGTATGCTACATTGTATGCTACAAATTCAGTGCAATGCGAGGGGACTCCCCTATTTTTTGCTACATGGACTTTATTTTCCGAAGCATGGAATCATAGACTTTTCGGTTCACAAGCGATAATGTGTCCATAAGTTCATCAACGACCGCCCAAGCCTTTGCCGGGTCTTTCCCAGCTACCGCAAGTAAAAACTCACTGTCCCCGTACTCGCCCACGGTAGCCGGTTCTGCGGTCACAGGGGCGGGAGCGCCGGAGTAGGAACCCACATACCTACCGCCGTCGCCCCGTTCCTCTTCCTGCATCTTATCGCGTATCACATAAAGATCTGCCAGTTTGGCATAATTGGGATAGCTGGATTCCTCATATTCCAGCCGCGCTATCTCCTTGCGGATCTCGGCTTTATCCAGCATATCGCGCCTCCTTATGCCCGCTCGATCTGCTCCATGCAGCGGCGGATCGCGTCACGGGTTTTATCGTCGTCCGCGTCGCGCATCATATCGTCCAGCTGCGCGCGCATATGCTCGCGGGCATCAGCGCGGGTATAGCGGCCCATTGCGTCACGGCGGCGGCCACGGTAAGAGCTGCCCCGGCCGTAAGTACCGCGCATATCCGCCTCCCACTCGCCATCGCGGGAATAGCCGCCGTCTTCAGCCATCTCGATCTTGTAGGTATTCTTGATGGAGCTGGTAAGTTTCTGGATCGCGTCCAGATCGCCTGCAGACATTTCGCGCTTGTCGGAGATTTCGTCAAGCTCTTTGCAGAGCATTTCGCGGAGATTTCTCAGATCGTACATATTGCATCCTCCTTTCACGATACGCGCTCGACGATCATATTGCTATTTGCAAAACTGATCGCCTGCGCGCTGGTGTTCTTCGCCGCTACAGTCAGGCAGCAGCCGCGCGGGACTTCCACGAATGTGGAAACGAAGATGTTGAAATAGTTCTCAACAGCCGCAGGGGTTACGGTCGCTGTGGCGCTGCTCAGAGGTTCGCCGTTGATTGCGAGCGCAGCGGTAATGGCGCCTACTGTTCCGCCTGTAGGGATAGCGATATTCGCGCCAAAGGATACGCGGAACTTCGCCTTGCATTGCTGCGTAAGCCCGCGCAGCGTAACGAGCCCGCTTCCTTCGCGATGTACGATGCACGGCTTTCCGCAAGCTGCCGTGGAGATCAGAGGGACGTTCTGCCCAGCGGCGACAGTTTGAATCCCGGATGATGTAAATTCAGCCATAAAATCATTCCTTTCATAAAAATACAGCGGCGGGACGATTGCCCCGCCGCGTTGCTATCGAGTATCGGCAATGGGGCCGATCATTTTCGTGAGGCCACGAAAAAGCTCTACGATGTGGAGTTGTTACGCGCAGTTGCCGCAGCCGTAGTTATAGCCACTGTTGCAGCAGTACGGATTCGCGACAACATAGGCCGGGCTGGGACTCGGGCGAAGCGTGGAAACAAGGTAATTGTTCTGTGCCGCCTGCGATGCTGCCAGCTGGTAGCCGAAAAGCTGCTGGTTCTGCTCTGCGATCTTCGCGTCCTTCGCCGCAAGCTCCTGCGCCGTCAGACGCTGGTCGATGCTGCGGAAGCCGCAGTTCATGGCGTCGATGATGTCGCGGGTGGTTTTCTGCACGGTGTTGCGGGTGTCGCACGCCTGCGTCGCCATGTCATAGCGCACCTGGGCGATTGCAGCGCGGTTTTCGCAGCAGCACTCCTGTGCCTGCATCGCCATGTTGTTCAGCTGCTGCATAAGCGCGGCCTGCTGGTTGCAGCGGGAAAGCTCGGCCTGAGCAAAGCCGTTTGCCATCGCCATGTTGGTGCCGTTGACAAGCTGCGCCTGCTGGTAAAATCCGTCGCAAAGTCCCTGATTTACACTGTCGATCTTGCGCTCGATGTTGGAGAAGTCAGAGGCCAGCACATAGCCGTCTACAACGCCGCCGGAATTTCTGCCGTTGTTGCCGAATCCGTTTCCATTGCCGCCCCAGCCGCAGAAAATGGCAAGAAACAGGATGATGATCCACCAGCCATTATCACCGCCGAAGCCGCCCCAGCCGCCACCTGTCATGCCGGTAGGGGCGACGGGCATTGTCATGGTCGGGGCGCCGTCATTCAAACTCATATTTTTCATTCCTTTCGTAGATTCAAAAGATTTATCTCAATCGTGGCCACGATTTTGATCGTTCAACTGTTCGGAATTCCCGAACTATTGCAGCAGTTGCCGGAATTGCCCCGCCACCTGCTGCAGCTGATTCAACTGCTGCTGCGAGATTTTCCCGCTTTGCACCAGTTTTTCAACCTCTGCTTTTGGATCACCCTGAAAGCTGTTCTGAAACTGCCGGAACTGCTGTATCATGTTTTGGAACTGCCCCATCTGGCCGGGCATCTGCCCGCCGCCGAGGGCCTGAAACAGGGGGTTAGCCATCGCTTTCAGCCTCCTTTGTCTTTCTCGCCGGTCTGACGCTTGGAGCGGCCAGCTTCGCCACAAGCTCGTCGAACTCCTTGCGCGTCACGTATTCCTCCATCATGTCTTTTCGCGCCGCTGTGGGCGTTATAACGGCCTGTGCGCGCTCTACAAGATCATAGATAGTCATGGTCGGCTTTCCGCTTGCATCGGCTTTTTTGACGTATACAACAGGCGCGTTCATGTCCCATAGCGTTACGGCATTGTTGGGTGCAACAATAAAGTCGTTTGCCGCCTGCTCGTTCGGAACCCAGATGATCGACTGATTCTGCGTCTGCTGTGGCTGCGGCTGGTAGGCCGGCATCTGCGGCGCGGGCTGGTACTGCGGACGCATCATTGGTTCCTGCATTGGCTGACTGATTGGTTGGCCGATTGGCTGATTATAAATCGGCTGCTGATACACATACGGCTGTTGTCCAAACATCATGCTTCCTCCTTTGCCCAATAAAACAGTGGAATTTCACTCCCAGAATCCCACGTGTCAAAATACGTCCCATCCTCCACGCACACAACGTGGCTTGATAACGCCAGCACATACACGCCGCGCGGATGATCTGCGCAAAAGTCCGCGACGGTGTAGCAGTCCGGGCACGTGTTCGGGATTACGTTCCGGGTAAAGCCCTGCTGCCGGAGGTAAGCGCTCCATACGCTGTTTGCGCTCGGCAGATCTCCCATGATGAGTCCTTGCAGGCACAAGCCGATATACACCTCGTCCCAGCTCTTCCCGGTCGCCTTTGCGATGGCCCGGACGGTGCAGTCCCCGACTTTCAGCCCGGCGGGGTTTGGATTAAAATAAGAAAAGCCCATACCGAACACTCCTTTGATGTGTTCAGTATGGGCCTTTTTGCGGCTTCTTGTGCCTCAGTTGTGTATCAATTTGGTTCAAAATTGCCTGCGGATTACTTCACGGGCTTGTTTTGCTGCATATATCCGTCGATCCACCCACGGATCAAGGCGCTGGGCGTTGTGCCGTTTGCTTTTGCGGCAGACTTAAAATCGTCAGCAAGGTCGCGCCGCATCTTGCAGCTTACCAGCGTCATGTTTGTGGCGTCCCACTTGTCGCGGGCGCGCTTTTGGGCCTCACTCGGCATCGGCAGCCTCCCAATTTGCGCGGCTACGCGGGAAGTCAATCTCAAAAACCGCCCAGTGTGCGGGAATCGACTCAAATTCCCGCGTGGTTAAATTGAAAGCGTTGCATCCATCCTTCCAGCCCTCCGCCCCAACAGGCAGATAGAGCTGATCATCATCTGGCCCATTAATTGTAAACAGGCCGTCATGCTTCAACGTGCCGCGGACTGTCCATTCTCCAGCGTATTTCATCTAGAAAAACCTCCCCTGTTCTCATCGCCACATGGCGACGCACTTCGCAAGCATACGTCCGCTTGCGCTGCGGATGCTCACCGTTCCCTTAATTGCGTCGCCGTCCAAGCGTTCCGCCGATTCAATGTAAACCGTGGTGATCGTCTCGTCCTGCGTGAAAAGGAATCCGTCGCCGGCTTCGGTTTCGGCCACCCGGATAAAATTCGGAAGTTCAACTTCGGCGTGGAGCCAAGTCCCGGGGAAGTTTTCCTTTGCCTTGGCCTTGATGATGATTTTATCCGGAACGTTCCGGAAATCAGAACGGATGCGGTAAAGATGTGCAATCATTTTTTATTCCTCCTCTAAATCTGCGCGAAGTTCATCGGCCCATGCTTCTATTTCCGCCCGGCAGTGGGCCGCGTACTCTTCATATGTTTCGAAATCCCCGATAATGTATCGGATATTGGTAAGCCTGTAGATTTCGAATGTATGGATATCCGCGAAACGGTCCGCGATCTTATGCCCTTGCAGGTTCTTGTCGTAAGGTTCGTCTCCTACTGGAGCCATAACCTTCGCCAGGATTTCCGTTTGTTTCTCATACCAGGCGTTGCGTTCTTCCTGCGTCGAAAACCGCATCGGTTCCTGTGCGCGGCCTGCGTCGCGCCCGGCCTCCATGATTCTTGTGATTTCTTTTACGTTTTCCATTGTAAGATCCTCCTTCTCAGCGCAGCGCGTCGATGATCTTCGACGCGTTGGACTCCGTTACGATCAGCTCAAGCTTTTTTACAACATCGACGATCGTAATCTTGGAAGTGCGGGCTACGATTGCCGGGCGGTTTTTCGTGAACCATGCTTCGACGGACAGGCCTTCCGATTCCGCCCGCTTCTCTGCTGCGGCGTGCCATTCTTCACTCATGTTTTCGAGCCGGACTTTATCTTCCACCGCGAAGAATCTGGCGAGCTTTACGTGGCAGCCCGCAAGATCACGAGAGATGAATTCGTCGCGCAGGGCCTCTGCATAGGAAATCTGCTTTTCGGAAACGCCGGTGATCTTGGGAAGCGGATGCTCGGTGCCGAACTCGGCGGCAATGTATGCGTCTAGTTTAGCCTTTGCTTCTGCTTTTTTCGCTGCGGCGTAGCAGGACGGGCAGACAGTAACGTGTTCCGCCGCCCACTCTTCGTAGGAAGCAGCGGCGCTGCTGTTGGCGCAAGTGCGGACGTGCTCGAACGTGCCTCCGCAGATTTCGCATTTGCAAGTGATCTTCGCCTTTGCCATCGCTGTACCCTCCGTAGTTGGTTTTGTTTTGCTTCATCTTATGCACCTATTATATACCGTAATACCGTATATGTCAATAGTTTTTTCAAAAAATAAGCGCCGATTTCTCGGCGCTTATCTCAGTTATACAGTTTGTTGGATATCCGCTGCATCTCCCGCATGATCTCCGGCAGGCGGCGCTGGACCGTGGCGCGGCCCAGGAACAGCTCCGTCGCAACGTCTACCTGGGGAAGCTTATCCACAAAATAGAGCTGCGCGATCTTCTCGTTTTCCCGGCCAAGATTGGCCTGATAAATCACGGCCTCCATATCCTTGCGGGTCAGGCGGCCCAGCTCTGGCGGCAGCTTGGCCCGCGCCTGCGGCGACATACGCCCCGCCTCCTTACTTTGCCTTGTGATTCAGCACGGCGATATTGCCCTTGTTGCTCACTTCGAGATCCAGCGCGGCGGCGATATCGCGCACCTTGACGTAGTTCGTGCCGTTCTTCAGGATGCGTTCGACGGTGATTTCCTTTCCGTCGACGATGATCTTGCTCTTTTCTACCATTTCGGTTTCCTCCTCTGCATTTTTTCCATCTTCGAGGGCCATCACGGTATGGCCCGAGCTTACCAGTACGTCGCCGCGCAGGAGATTGGCATCTGTCGTCAGGTACTTGCTGCCGTCGAGCAGCTCGAAGTCTCCCGTCGCAGGCCAATCGTGCAGCATACAGTAGGTGGTGCAGCTGTTCCCCTGCCGACTGTAGAGCGCTTCGACCGACGCGCAGCCTGCGGCCACAGCGCAGAGCATCATGAGCGCGGAGCAGTCTGTCTCCACGGGCTCTGTGATCTTGCTCACGTCCCACCCGACGGCTCTGGCGGCCTCATACGCCGTGTTCCTGTTGTCCATATCGTAGCCGATGTTCCGGTTCTTAATGGCCGCCTCGCACGTCTGCGCGGCCCGCTCGGCCTTTTTGCGGCTCTTGTAGCGCAGTACGCCGAGCCAGCGGCCATTGTACCAGTTGGAGATATTCAGCTCCCGCCCGGTCTGGTTGCCGGGCTGCTGGTTGCGGCCGCCCGTCTCGCCGAGACTGGCCTGCCCGATCTTGATGCTCATTTCTGCGCATCCTCCTTCGTGGCGTTGTCAATCGCGTCTTGCGCTTTCTGGCTCTGTGTGCCAAAGTAAAACGCGATCACGACGGTATACACCATCATAAAGTCCTGCGAGATCTTCCCGGCGACTGCCATGTACGCAAATACCGCCGTCAGCACCAGCGTGACGATGGATTTGACGCTCAGCAGATTGCCGAGCCGCTTCTTGATGTTTTCCATTTTTGTGTACCCCTTTCGTTATTCGACTGTTTCATTTTTCTTCGCAAAAACCCGCTTGAAGGCAAGCAGGCCAAGCTCTGTGATGGTTGCCCAGCCGGTAAAGCCGAGCACGTCGGACAGGTCGACCGACGCGCCGAGCTCCGGGCTGCGGATGACTGCAATTAGGACGGCGACGGTTTTCAGCGCGCAGGCCCAGACAATTACTGTCGTGATGAGCTGGAGCAGATACACAACGATTGTGCGCGCCATTTCTCCCTTGCTCCACTTGCCTTTTACCCGCATGTTTGCCTCCTAATTTATTGCGCACTGCTATGTTCACACTGCGCCTCCAGCTGGTGCAGGAATTTTTTCACGTCGCCGTTTCCGCCCATCTTTTTATACTTCTCTCCGGCGATCAGCCGCTCGGCCATTGGCATTTCCTCGCTCATGATCGTAAGGCGGAGGATTGCCAGATACTGCTCGTCCTGATGCTCCTGCATTTTACCGAGCTTTTTGTCGATCTCGGCTAGATGCGCCTCCTGCGATGTGGCCTTGCCGCTCTTTTTCTGAACCGCGCTGACGATGGCATTGACTACCGCCGTCAGCGCGGATGAGCCAAGCGCGGCGCAGGCGAGGGTGACGATGATGGTTTTGGTGTCCATTTTTCTGTACCTTTCTCTTTTATTTGCCGGGCTAATCGTCCGCCATTTTGATGTAGGTGGTGGTATCGCTGGAATAGCTGATCGTCGGCAGCGTCGTTCCGCCGAGGACGGCGTAGAGGGCTGGGTATGCAGTCTGATCGAAGGTTGAGCCATCGCACGCGTGCCACGGGGCAGAGAGCACGCGGACGGTCGTGAGGATATCGCCGATGTGATAATTCGGCTCCGACAGCTTCCCGAATGCCTCATTTACCATCGGGTTCGCCGGTGCGTCGCCTGCTCGCCAGATCTTTGCAGCGCTCTGTGCCGTCAGCAGGTTCCCGGCCGTGAGCGGCGTCCCGGCCTCCAGCGGCTCGTCCTCCGGGCGAAGCCATACGTACCGCAGGGGGCTTCCGTCCGCGTCATACGCTCCGTACCGGACGGCCCCGTTTGCGAGATCGTTTGTGCCGATTCTATCCCGCATGGCTATTCCTCCAGCGCCTTGATGTAGGCTTTGCTGCGACTATCGGGTGTAATGGCAGGGATTTTCTTGTTGTCGTACGCAAAATCGTGGACACCATCCTGTACAATCGTGCCCTGAGACTTGTATGGCAGTCTTACGATGGTACCTACTGCAACAGGATAGTTACCAATGGCTTTAGGAAGTGAAGCCGAAAAATCCCATCCTTGCTCTATATTTTCTGCTACTTTAACCGTCGAATCGTACACCCCTACAACCTGATCGCTGCAGCTTATCGCATACTGTATTCTATCGCCTTCAGTTATCCTAGACGTCGATACGTCCAGTGTGCTTCCAACCGTTATCTTGCAGCGATAATATTCAGACCTGTCAAGTGTGTAGTATAGGTATACATCGTTATTCACCTCAAAAAAGGCTTCATACTCAATAGAATCTGATGGTTTAAGCGTGTTCAGGTCTTTGTCAAGTCGTGATGCTGTAACACCTTGGAAGTATGAAAGCCACCCGTATGAGTTGTCGACATTAGAGCCGGAAGGACGTATAGTTACGACAAAAATGCCATCGCCTGCTGCCGGAACGAGAATCTTCCGCAGAGCATGCCCAGGGAGTTGCGATCCAGCAGTCCACGATGTTTCCGAGCTAGTTGCTGGTCTGGTTTTAGCTGTAAGCTGATCTGTATATCGAAATAAGGCGATGGAGGCGTAGGGAACGTCCTCCATACCTACTATAAAGAAGTAGCGACCATCCCAATATATGTCTGCACACGTACCTGTAAAGTCTTTTATCTGATCTGAATCATACCAGATGAAGACTCCTGGGGAATCGATTTGAAATGCGTTAAATACCTCTCTTGCAAATAGGACACCCCAACTGTATTTTGTGCCTGATGTTGTAGCGCACAGTACTAACACGCTACATACATATTGATTATTGTAGTACTTTACAGCATTTGCTGCTACAATTCGAGAAGTAAGTGTGGTCGAGTCGGTCCAGAAGTTCTGCGGAATCGGCCACTCTGTCCACGTCTCGCCGTTGTCCGATACCAGAATGTGCGCAGATGTCGCGTCCCGGTACGTGCGGAACCAATGTCCGTTTTCGTAGGAGATCGCGTCGCCGCCCGCTCCGACGTTTGTTGATACGGTCTTTTCCGTCCAAATCGCCGGGCTGTCCGGCGTCCGCAGGACGGCGCAAAGGCTTGGATACTGTTCCTGCGATACAGTGCGCCCGTCGCACGGGAGCCATGCGTCGGAGAGGTCGGTGCGGGCGGTGATAGCGATGTCGCCGACTTTGGCCGTACCCTCCGAAAGCTTGCCAAGCGCGTCGTTGACTGTCGGGTCCTCCGGCCTCGTGGTTGCGTTCGGCCAGAGCTTGGCAGCAGTGGTATCGGATAGCAGATTCGCCTTGTTGAGAGGCGTGCCCTCGACGGTGGGCGCGTCCTCGCGCTTGAGGTATTCGTAGTGGTTGAGCGTGCCGTCGGCGTTATAGACGCCGTAGCGGATCGCGCCGTTGGATAAAACCTGTGTTGGCTGCCTATCTTTCATGTGAGTAATCCTCCTGCGGCGCACTCCGCCGCGCCGGTGTGGCGAAAAGATTTTGCAACGTTGACGATTAAGTCTTCGCAGAGTTTCAGGATGCGCTCGATGTTGTTTGCATCGGTGTAGGTCAGGCGGCCCAGCTGCGGCGCGTCCGGCGTTTCGGCAGGATACGCAAGCGCGTCGCGAATGTCCTGTATCTGCCGTCGGTACGTCTCAGCCTGTGAGTCCGCTGGGATGTCCGTGACGGTCCAATCTGTTTTTGCCGTCCACGTAATGCTCTTGCCGCAGATCGAGCTGAGGCGCCCCGCCAGATAGTTCAGGGCGGTTCCCACGCGGTTGAGATCAGAGGCGTTGTACGCGCCCTTCATCCCGGCCAGCCATTCCGCCCGCTCGGCCGCGGTCATGGCAGCAAAGCCCTTCGCCGCCAGCTCCCGCACCCGCTCCACGTCCGCCTGCGTCCGATTGCTGATGAGGGTATCGATAATCGTGCTCATACACCCACTCCTTTTGTGATTGCGTAAAGGCCCCCATCAAATGTTAGCGCGAGGCCCGTTTGCACCGCGCTCTCATTCTGTCCGAATGCGTCCGAAATTTTGATCGTGTCCCCGGTTTCGAGCGCCGGGTTGCACCGGTTTTTTACGCTATAGATTTTGCGGCGGTTGTACTGTGCCAGCAGCCACGCAGCGACGCGTTGATAGTTTTCTGGGGCCACGCACGGATTGCTGATGCTCTTGATGTTTTTTCCGCTCCCGGCTGTTACCGTTTCGTCGACGCTATCCGAGTAATCGCTCTTGATGTGCAGCTCCACGCAGTCAACTGCTTCTGCGATGCTCACGCCGTCGTAATCATACAGTTCATCCGGTGTTATGGCCCCGCGCACAGTGCCGGAAGACAGCTCCGCAATATGCAGATCCCCGGCTCGATCAAACCACACGGAACACATGGCCGCCTGCGCCAGCAGCCGGATCGCTTCCCGGCGCGTTGTTTTTCTGGGAATTGCGGGAACAACTGTTCTTTCTGCCACATTGCCGCCATAGATTACCGTGATATCATAGCCGGTCAGGACGGCGGCGACCGCCGCTTGCAGTTCGCACGCGGTAGCGCTCCCTGATTCATATGTCGCCCGTTCGAGCGCCGCAGCCATATCGTTGCCCACCAGCTGCGCCGTTACGCCGGAATTTGTTGCGGTTACCGAGGTGAAGAAAAATTCCCCGACGTCTACGCTTTCGCCGTTTATGATGCACTTTGCAAGGAGCTTTTGCCCCTCCTGAATCACCGCAAAAATTCCATCCGGATTGAGGATGTTGTATCTGTGATCAGCGTTATCGAATGTAAAGGATATCTGCCTCGACGGGAAAGCATCGCAGGAAACGGACGCTTCCTCCACGATCTGTACATTTGCCATGCTATCGTTTTCATATGTTTCTGTCAGGCCGAAATCGATCTGCCGCAGCCTTGCCCGTGTTTTCGGCAAGTACGTCTTATCGAACTGAAGCGTCAGCCTTGTGTAATTTGCCGCTGGCAGGCTGATGTTCTGCCGAACCTGTGTGATCGCTTTTGTTGCGGCCGCAATCACGGCGTTGTCGCTCCCGTATGCGGTTAGTGTGATCTGGGCCGGATACTGCTGCATTTTATCATCGAACAGCAGCGACCATCCAACGGTCGACACTGGCGCGGAGAACTCGAAGGTGATGGTACTGTCCAGCTCCGCATTTTCGTCCGAAACTTCCCCGCTCCACCAACCTGTTTGCTTCCCTTCAAATCCGTCATTTGGGATATCAATTGTGCCATCCAGCATCCATCGATTCAGCTCCAGCCCGGCAAACTTCCCGGATATGGTTTCGTTTTCGCTGATTGTCTCGCTTGCTTTGGTCCCAGGCGCAGAATCCGATGCTGAAACCGTTCCGTTCTTTTTTGCGGACGGATCAACGAGGTAAAACCTGACGAGCATTCCAATATCCCGGACGGCAGAAAACGGCGTAAATCCACTTGATACCTTCTGCATCAATCCACCCCTTGCTGCGTTGCGGTGATGGTCACACCGCACCATTGGGAAACCCCATCCTCATCGTAGATAATGGCCTTGTACTCCGGCTGACTGAACAGGAAATCCCGTGTTTTGTCGCCATCAACGTCCGGGTACGTCACGCTCAGGACGTGCTTTGCGTTGATCATGCTGCGGAGTTTTCGGAGATCGGCGACAGAAAGCCATCCCGTTGGGATTTTCAATTCATTTTTTACCCCGATGATATCCATAACCGTCTTTCCGGATGCCATTGTCGCGGTTGCGCCAATATCCTTTGGCTGAATCGTGAACACGAGATCACGCAGAAGGGTGACTGTGTTTGTGCCGTCCGTGATTTTAATTCTACGCAAGTGACACACCCCTTTGCAGAATTTCGCCTCGCAGCGGGTCAAACAGCACTCGCGCCAGCGTTTGGCCGTCAACGACAAGATTCACCTGTGTCAGCGGGTTCGGCTGATTGTTGGCAAGCAGGCCGTTCACAACACCGACGGAGGACTTTGCCGCGCCGGACACTGAGAAGGACGTTGTGCCGAAAGTCATTTGATCCTCGATATTCTTCCGAACGTCAGTCATTTCGCGGTCAAAACCCTGGCCAAGTCCTTCGGCCATATACCCGCCGATCCCAGCAAAGACTTTGGACGGAGACGCAATTCCGAGAATGCTTTTGACTCCGCCGACAAGGCCGTCTACCATATTGCTAACTGTATTTTTCAGGTTGTCCCACATATTCAAAAATCCATTTTTGATTCCGTCGACAATGTTGCTGCCAATGCTGCTCCAATCGTAGCCCAGGAAGGTATCTACAATCGATTTGATTATCGTTGGGATCGACATGATAAGATCCGGGATTGCGCTAATAAGGCCCTCAATAAGCGCCATGATGATTTGCGGGCCGGACATGATGATCTGCGGAAGATTGTCAAGAATTCCCTGCACGATTCCGATAATAAGCTTTGGTACAGCCGCAGTAAGCTGCGGAATGGATTTAATCAGGCCATCGACGAGCGACATGACAAGCTTTACGCCGGATTCGATGATTTTGGGGAAGTTTTCAATAAGCGCGGTGATGAGATTTGTGATAATCTTGGGAGCCACCTCAAGCAGCCTCGGGACGGCGTCAATGATTCCGTCCGCCAGAGCGAGGATGATCTCAAGTGCCGCATCTACCAAATTCCCGAGGTTGCCAGGGTCGGTCAGCGTTTCAGCGATTTTGATGATTGCTTCTGTTGCCGCCGGGATCAATTCCGGAAGCGTCTCCGTAATGCCTTGTACCAGAGAGATAACAACATCTATACCGGTTTGAATGATTTCCGGCAGAAGCTCGACTATGGCCGGGACTAGAATTCCAATTGCTGTTGGCGCAATATCGCCCAGAACGGTAAGGATTTCCGGGAGCGCGGACATAAGCCCGGTAACCAGATTTGATGCGCCCTCAATAAGCGAGGGAAGGGTGGATCCGAGTATGCCCGGAAGCTGCGTGCTTACGGTTACCATCAGCGTAGTAATCGCCTCCACAATGCGCGGCAAAAGCTCCTGAATGCGCGGGATCAGGTTGTTGCCCGCAACGACAATGGAATCCGTGAAGTTGCCCACGAGAGTTCCGAGATTCTGATCCGGGTCGGCGAGGCCGGTCACGAGGTTCTGCCATGCGGCTTTTACCATACCGAACGAGCCTTGAATTGTGGACGCGGCTTCTTTTGCGGTCGTGCCGGTGATGCCCATTTCGGTCTGCACGACATGGATCGCGTCCACGATATCCGCATAGCTGGAAATGTCGTACTTGATGCCGGAAATTTTCTCTGCATCTTCAAGGAGCCGCTGCATTTCGGCCTGCGTGCCGCCGTAGCCGAGCTTCAGGTTATCGAGCATGGTGTAATTTGCTTTTGCGAACCCCTGATATGCGTTCTGGATTAATGTCATGTCCGTGCCCATTTTGTTCGCGTTGTCGGACATATCGGTCAGCGCCAGGTTTGCTTTTTCTGCCGCAGCGCTGGTGTCACCGTCTAAGGATTGCAGCAGGGACGCGGAAAAGCTCGTAACCGTTTCCATGTACTCATTTGCGGACAACCCAGCGGTTTTATACGCGTTGTTTGCGTACTCCATGACTTTATCTTGGCTATCCTTAAAAAGCGTCTCCACGCCGCCGATGAGCTGCTCATAGTCTGCGTATGCCTGGATAGCCTTTGTGCCGATTGTGCCGATTGCCGTCGCCGCTGCGGTCACGCCGACAACTGCGGCCTTTCCGACAGTTGCAAGCCCGCTCTTTATTTTTTCGCCAAGCCCAGATGTTTTCTTCCCGGTTTCGTCGATGCCCTTGTCGGCCTCGGACGTATCGGCGCCGATTTTTACAAAAAGTTCAAACAGATTCATCTTTGGATTTTTTCACCTTCAATCCGCACCGGCGCACAACGTCGGCGGTGATCTCCTCACAGGTTCTGTTGTCCTGCGGCTTCGGGTTGATTAGATCGGTGTACTTCGCCTGCACAAAGCTTCCGCCCGCGAATTTCGCTGTATTTTCCGTGATCGTGCGCATACACTCCGCCGCATAAATGCGAAAGGCTGATTCTTCGTTCTGCCGCTTTATTAAAATCGGCAAAAGGCGAATCAGCCCTCCGGCGCTTATTTTTGGAGCTGCCAGAAGCGCAAGCGTTACGCTTTCGCCTCCGACGCGCACGATTTGAAAAAATCAGTGAGATCTTTGTCCTCGGCCAGTTCCCGGATCTGCCGCATTGTAACGAGAACGTTCTGCTCCCGGATCGCGTCAACTGTCACGCTGTTTACCACAGCCAGAATGCTGAACGCGTCTTCTCTATGCTTTTTCAGGATCAGTGGGATCCACTGGCCGATGCGCTGCACGCCGATTGCGTACATTTCGCCGACTGTCTGCGGCTTTTCGTCGTCTGCCAGCTTTTTCAGGCTTCCCCTGAGTTCTTCGTCTGCCACGATGTTCAGCGCGTATACGCTGATTTCGCAGAGGACATCTGCCGCCTTATCGGTGCTGAATTCCGAAAGTTTCATATCGGCCTCCTATCAGGTTTCTGCCGTACCGGCCTTGATGTACAGTTCATACGGAACGACATCTTGTTTCGAAATCGAATAGTGCGCGGTATACTCAAACGCCATTTGGCCTTTGTTCTTGTCGGCAGTCTTCAGCTGGAAGCCGCCCGTAGAAAGCGCATTCATCAAACGGATTGCGATAAAGCCGCCATTGGTTGCACCGTTCTTGTCAGAGTAGTCGCCGACAAGCCAGATGTCCTTGAAGTCGGAACTGTCCAGGTCACGGCGCGGAACAACTTTCGTTGCGTCCGTGCCGTCGATGTCCGCCGCCGCCATAAGGGATTTGGCAGATGTGGTCGTCACCGTGACAAACGTTCCGGAACACTTTACGTCCACGTCATCCAGCCGTTTTAGTTCGAGTGTATTCTTGGGGCAATTATCTACATCTTCGCCGTAGTCAGAGAACGTCGGTGTCGCCGCGAACGTAATGCCGCCGGTCGTTGCGCCCAGCTGATTTTCTGGTTCAAACGCACCGGTCGCCGGTGTGAAATCGCTCAGAATTACACCGGCGTTGATTTGCAGCTGCTTGAAGGTATCAGCAGGTATTTTTGTGAATTTTGCCATGAAATCAGTCCTTTCAGTTTGCGGTGATGTACTCGACTGTAATGTTCAAGTACCGCCGCTTGATATTTGCATCAGAATCGTCCCGGACGTTCTGGCACCACGGAGATCCGCGCTTGATCCAGATTGCGCCGTCGTCACACGGCACAAACACGCCGCCCAAGCCGATAGCGTCCGAGATTTCCTGCGCTTTCGCGTTCGGTTCTGCTTCCTGCGTGGTGTAGTACCACAGATTTACTGTCAGGCCGATTTCTCCGCTGTCCCACGCGCCTGTGATCAGTTCATAGGTCAGCCACGGGAAAACGGCGTCGTCCGGCACGCTCGAAGTCGGATACGCCGTCAGGAACTGTGAAAACCACGCGTGCAATGCTTTGTCTTTTGTCATGTCGGCAGTGCTTTCTTTTCAGCAGTGAAGTATTTCAGGGCGAAGCTTGCGGACTTCGGCGTCTGTTTGTCCTTCGGCTCGGACGTGACGCGGTACGTCTCGCCGGTCGTCTTGTCGCGGAAGAAGTCGTTATAATCGATTGGTACGGCCTTTTGCACAAGCACCGAGTAAACGCTTGTCACGCCATCTTTCTCCGCTCTGCGCGCCTCCATGGACGTGTCAAGCGCCTGATAGTTCATAAACTCCGCGCCATCCGTCCATGTTGTGATATATCCGCCCGCTCCATCCGGTGTGCGGCTTTTTTCGAGCAGCACGCACGGGCGGGCAAAATCATCAAGTAAGCTCATATCAGATCTTCCTCCACTGGTTCATGCGCGATTTGAACGTCGTCTGCCATGTCACGGCCCCGCTCGCGGACGTGCTTCCGCTTGATCCCTTCGAGTAGCTATAGCCGCCGAAGCTTTCCGAGGTGAACGGGCTTGCTGCTGCGTCGCCGTTTTTTTCCTGCCACGCCTTGATTTCCTCTCCCAAGCAGAGAAGCGCGGGAGGAACAGACATCGGCCAGATAGAGCCGTCAAATGTCTCGTCTGCCATCGCGTAATCCGGGTATTGGTGAACTCCGTCGTTGAAAACAGAGCCCACCACACGGAAAAACTGTCCGTTTTGCAAAAACGGCAGTGTGATGCTGCCGTTTTCGACCGTGTACGTACCACTGATTCTGTCAGTTTCAAACCAGTTCCGAAGCACGCCACATAATTCAGTCAGCATCACACCGCCACCTCCATCACTTCGCCGTTACCGTCGCATTGCCAGCCTTCTGCGCCTTGTAAGTCGCGTCAGCCTCAACGACTGTGATCTTCTTGCCCGTAGCCGCCGTGATATCGGACTTGCCGTCCCACGTCGACCACGTTCTGACGTTCTGGCCGTAGGTGATAGTCTCAGCCGAATCGCCTACCTTGTACTTGTAGACGTTGCCGCTTGCTTCCTTCGCGGGTGTTACCGTGATCTTCGTGTCACCTGTCGCCGTGCCCGCCGCAGAGGTAACCGTCAGCGTGCCGAGCGCCGGGGTCTCGTCAATGTCAGCAACGGCAATGCCGTCCTGGTACTCCGCAAACAGGGTGAGCCCCATGATCGCAAAGGACTCGGAGACGGCGGTGGAATAATTGCCCTGCACGTGGAAGCCGACAAGGTTTGTTTCGCCATCAGTTCTGTAGTCAAGACCGGCACGGGCGAAATCGCTGTCAGCCGGGTCGATATAGTACAGAACGATGTTTTCAACCGGCGTCGCGATCACGCGACCGCGCTTGATCTCATCGTCGGACAGCAGGAAAACCGTGCTGTAGCCCATGAAATTCTTGATGTACTGGAATCCGAACTCGGTCTGAATGGTGATGTCTGCGCCACCGAGGTAATCGTACAGGTCCATCACGTTCACGAAGCCGACAACGTTGGTCGCGGTGCGGTGCATCTGCTTGAACTTGTTGATAACAGCGCCTTTCGCCATCGCAAGCGCACGCTGCCAGTTGGTTTCGCTGACGGTCAGCAGGCCGGTATTCAGATAATCGTAGAACCGGTTCGTGACGTTGGTCTGAAGCTCATACAGGAAAGCTTCATCGGTCATCGCGACTGCGACATCATAGCCGTATTCCTTGATCGCCTCGATGGAAACCGCCTTCGCGTACTTTTCGACGTTGATGTTCGCATAGTCCTTCTCGATGACAGTCGCTTTGGAGTAGGGGATTTCTTCGCCCTCACCGACGCTCTGCGCGAGCGTCACGCTTGCGGTCTTGGATTTCAGGACGGTGCCCGGCTGCTTTTTGATGGGGCGCATAATGCCGAGAATGTCGCGCAGGTGCTGCCAGTTCCGCGCAAAGCGGGTTACAAAATCGATTTCACGAGCGGTTACCTGAACGTCGCTCGTCATGGTCAGGTTGTTTTTTGCTGCCATATTATTCTTCCTTTCCGAACAAATTGAGATTTGCGGCAATTGCTGCCTGCCGTTCAGACGCGTCCCTGATTTTGAAGATGTCGTCCCGGCTCACAGCGCCGCCGTTGTTTGCGGGCGGATCTTTGGTGTCCGCGCCCTTCTGCTTGGTGGTAACAACGAAGTCCGCCCACTCTTCCTTGATGGACTTGCGCAGCTCGTCGGCGTTCTTGATCTTGCCGTCTTCCAGCTCAACGCTGGTCAGATCGGTGACCTTCAAAACCGCGTCAATGCGCTTTTCGCTGATACCCGCAGACTTCAAAAGTTCCCGATACGCGGATTCCTTCGCGCTCTTGGTTTCCTTCTGCATCTGCTCTCTTTTGTAGTCGTCAAATTCCTTTTTGACCTTATCGTGCTTATCCTTCCAGCCATCGTCGCCTTTGGCTTTCAGGTTTTCAAGCTCCGCCTGTACTCCGGGGAGCTTTTCGGCGTCTTCCTTATACCGTGCAAGGTCGGTTTTCAGCCCGTCTACGGTATCGGTGTGTGCCTCAATGATCGTATCCATCTGCTCTTCGGTAAGCCCCATGCCCTTCAGGAGCTTTCGCGTCAGTGCCATGTTCTATCTTCCTTTCCCTTGTCGGCGGTGCTTTGCCGCGACAGAACAAAAAATGTGGCAACAGTCATTTCTTTGCTGTTACCACACTTATACCGTATATTTATGGCTCTGGGACGCAATCTTTATCCGTTTTTCATCTCATCTTCGACGATTTTCCGGTATTGCGCCGAATGGTCCGCTGCTGCGGGCTTCAAGTACGGCTGTGCTTTGTTTCCAGCCGTCCAGTGCCAGTTCCCCTTCGCGTCCTGATACGCCCACGGCGTAGGTCTCCCGCCCGGATAATGCTTGCCAGTCCCGAGCTCCACATAGGCAGCATATTCAGAATCACTTCCGACGTATACCGCCGGTTCTTCCTGGTCTACGCGGTGCGTGATACTGTTCCTCAGATTGCCGGTGTCCACCGGGCAAAGCCGCTTCGCGTACTTTTCAGCCGTCATGCCGATCTTTTCTAGGGCGCGAATCAGCGCGTCGTGCATAGCGGACTTCACTTCTTTGGAGTTGTCGGTGAATTTAATATCCATCTACAAAACCTCATCCGTATTGTTTTTGTAGGTGTAACTCATTTCTTTTTCCGAATGTCACCCTTTGACCACTCAAACTTCTTTCTGTTTTTGGCACCCAAAAGTTTCTTGACATCTTCTTTTGTCAGATTATTGGTTTTCATATTCTGTATTCCTCCGTTTCGTCATACAATCCGTTTCTCTTCTGCCAAGCAATAACATCTTCTCTCGATGCAAACTCAATATCTTTCTTTTCAATACCAGTCCATTTCATTTTCACAACAATGTCATCACCAACATCCGAAACATCGGTAATTTCAAAAACAGATCCTCTTTGAAGCAGGAACTCCCATTCTTTATCGGCTGAGCCACTTAGCGGATTTATCCACGCACCTCTACCAGTTCCGGGCGGTACATCAATTTCCATAAAAACATTGCCACTTGCAACCTTTTTTTTCAAAACTGTCGTGGAAACAAATCCGTCATCCACAAACTTTGATCCAACTTGCGTTGAAAGGTTCTCAAAAACATCTTTCTCACAAGTTCGATATACCTTAATGCCCTTTTTAAGTTCAAACCTCGATATAGAATCATCGATATGGTCAACCATTTCACGGATTCCAATACTTGAAACATCGTCCCAAGCCTTTACCATCTTTTCTGTCATATGACCGCGGAGCAATCCGTTGATGCCGGAATATCCATCGCCAGAATATTCGCCAATAGAGGTTGTTTCTTCACCGCTCAATCCATCACACCAAGAGCCAAAGGAACTTTTTCTATACTCTTCCAAAAGCCTGTCATATTCTTCTCTGTTTTCTCTTCGCAAACTTCTTGGAGGTCTTTCTCCAAAGAACTGGCTTGCTTGTTCTCCATCAGCAAATGTAGAATATGTTTCCGCTTGCTGAGCCATAGCCTTTTGCACTTGTGCCTTTTCCTTCCATCCAGCCCATTCTGCATAGCTCATGTTCTCAATCAGCTCATTCCGTCCGGTCGCCTGGTTCCTGGCGCGGCGCTTGCCTCCGGAGGTGTCGATTCCTTCAATCTCGGATACCAGCGTGCAGCGGCAGTTATAGATTTCGGACGGTGGGCCGTTCGGGTCGCCTGGGTAGCGGCAGCCGTTGGAGAACTTTTTGTCGTTATCCACGATCTCGCCGTCGAGCATGGCGTGGGAGTGGCGGGTTCTTCCGTCGAGCGTCGCCATCCATTGTTTTCTGCACTTGATTCCCATTTTCTCGGCAGCATAATAGGAATCCAGCCGCCCGGCGTTCTGTGCGCCGGTAACGGCTGTGCGGGCCGTCCGGATGGCGCTGTCGCGGTTCATGGTGGTAATGCGGCTTTGCAGATCATCCGCCATGCCTTTGATGCTCCGGCCCTGTAAAATGGAACTGGTGACGCTGGCCGTGATCTGCTTTTTCCCGTATGCAAGATCAATCCCACGTTTGAGTGCTCGCTGCTCCGGGTATGATGGCATTAGGCCCGGCTGCTCGGCAATCAGGCGCTTCACGGTCTGTTCGTCCCAGATATCGAAGCCAACGTCACCGGTGACCTGCTCAATGGTGTACGCCGCGAAATTCCGGTTCAAACTGTAAATGCCCGGCGTTGCATCGTTGACATACGCAACAGCAGCAACGTTTGCATTTGTCATGCGCTCGGCGACCTTATCCCGTAGCGCCTCAAAGCGCTTTCCACGCCCGATCTGCGCAAGCCGCCATTGCTTGTATTGTTCCTCTGTGATATCGTCAGCGTCCAGCCGCGCCTTTTCCACCGCGTCACGCGCTGCAAATTTACCGAAGTAATCCCTGATCGTATCCGTCAGATCGTTATACGCTTCCCTATATATCGCAGCAATCCGCTTTTCAAGCTTTGCGAGCTCTGCGTCGGTCATTTTCTGCCCGGCGGTGTTGCTTGTGCTCATACACTTCTATCCGCCCCGCCGAGCACGGCGCAGACGAGGGTGACGATGATGGTCTTGCTGTCCATGGCTATGTACCTTCTTCCGTGATCTTCTTCCACCCGTCCGGGTTAACGGATGGGTTCCAGACGTTGGCGGCGAGCAGGGATTCGTAGAGCTCGTCCTGCCACCAGCCTTTTTCGCCTTTGGAGAATGCAAGTCCGGCGGTGATGGTCTCGGGGATGAGGCGGAAGCCCTGCTTGTAGGCGATGTCCTCCCAGAGGGCCGGGGCGGCGTCCGGGGTGTTCTGGGCCGTGTCCCAGAGGTCGGAGGCGGCGCGCTTGATGGTGCCTCCCCAGTTGATGCGCGTGCCGGCTTTGACGAGGCTGCCGGAGCCGGTCAGGCGGGTGAAAAGCTCCGGCGCGAGACTCGCGTCGGCGTCAGTGAGACTGGCGGCGCTTTTGACGATATAGGGGCGCAGCGCCCGCGCCCGCTCGGTGTAGGTGCTCATGTTATTCCGCCTCCCCAAGTAAAATTTTCGCCGCGTTCTCTGCATCTGTGAGTGGCAGTGCCGCACCCATTTCCTCATAGCTGCCCTCCGGCTCCGTACCTTTCAACGTGTAACCGGGGAGATGAAACACCATGTCAGAAAGTACCTGATGCTCAGTCCCTTCTTTATCCGTAATAGTCACAGCCATCTTAGCGCAAAATCCTTCTGCCTGATCTTCCTTGCACGGGACATAACAACCGTTGCCGTGCAGTCGGATGGGCACAATACTGTCCGCATACCCGGCAAATGCGCCGTCCTGTTTTACTGCATACATGGCGTCCCTCCAAATTTCTCTTGATAGATTTTCCCTAATCGCTCTGTGCTTGCGGTACGCAGTCGATTTTTCCAATAGCCGTTTTCCTGCCCCGGCCATTTTTCATCCGTAAAGTCTTCGCCGCAGCCGTTTTTTTCATACCAGCGATAAAGGCGTTCAAGCATTTCTTGCCGCTCTGCCCCTTCCGGCGTGTTCGGCCTGAAATGCTCCCATCCGTTTTCAGACGTTGTGGCGCATATCCGCCTGCCGTCCGCTGCAAACAGGAACCCTTCGATCTCCGATACCACAGTTCCGTACCGGAGATTAAATTCTCCATCGATGCCATGCCCACGGAACCGCTTATACACGATATACTCCATATGCTTATCCCTCATACACAAAAGCCGGGGGCGAAGCCGATGGAATTGTGCGCGTTGAGGATGATGTTTGCTTTGCCGTTGGAGAGCACAAGCACGAAATTGTTGGAGTTGCTTGTAGCCGGGGAACGGAGCCACCAAAAAACGGCGGTACTTGTGTCGTCGTGCTTGTACTTAATTTTGCTGTTCCCGGCGGAATAATAGGCGTACTGTGCTTGTTTGCTTGGCTCGTTGCTATTTGCGTGGGAATTGATTCCGAAAACCTCGTACTCCGAGAGGAGGAAAAAATAATCCGTTGTCGCCGTGACCGCGCTTGCCTCCATCGTCTCGTCGCCTGTGTTGTCCGTGTACTTTGTAACGGGCTTGAGGACGGCGCGGAGCGCTGCCGGAATGGCTGCAATAATCGTCCCGGAATAGCTCGAGAGGCTTGTCCCGCAAATGTTTGTACGCATTTGTGATGAGTTCCATCCGCCGGAGTTCGTGTTGGTGCTGTTCATGGAGAAATAGCCGGTTGTCGAAACGGTCGAGCGATAGGAACTGTCGCATAGCGCAACGTCTGTGCCGCCGGAGAGCGCGGTCTTTGCAAGTTGGAAATGGATACGGTTTTCCCCTTCTAGGCTCGCGTTATGGTTAAATCCAATAATGAACGCATATGTTGTGTAATTAGATAGTGTAAGATGTCCAACCGTGCCGTTTAGCGTTACAGCCTTTCGGTCACCGACGCTCCAATAGTTCGCGCCCTGTCCCGCGTCGGATATATCTTTTATTGTTTCCCAAGTATTTTTATTCAGTGTCGGATATACAAAATTAAGCGACACCGCGTAACTGTCCGTGATAGTTACGGCTTTTGTATCAGATGTTTTCCCGTCCAGCGTCGCGGATACGCTCCATGTTCCGGCTTCCGGCACGATAAGCGTGCACGTTCCATTGACCGATGTGCCACTCTCAGACAGGCTTCCTTTTGTCGCGGTAACAGTTGCACCAGATGTCACAGTTACAATGATTTGCAGTTCTGTACCAGTCTGAATGGCCTGAATGGCTGTCACAAATCCGTCCGGGTAGACCAGCGGGTCAGATGTGCTGCCTTTCTCCCGGATAGCTGACGCAACCTTTGTTAGGTCGGTTGTGTTTGTCAAATATTCAGCCATCAGAAGCTCCCTCCATTCGCGTTTGCGATCTCTACCGCCGCCCACGCACCGGAAACAACCCGCAGAAATTTTCCATTATCAGCGGCGGTGACAGACGGCACTTCGCGAACCTTGACAGCTCCTGTTTTCCCGTTCACGCTCGTCACGGGCGCTTCCGTTAGATAATCCGTGCCAGCCGCGGCCACCTCCCACGCCGTCGGCTTCCCTCTGGCGTCCACCGCCTTGACCTTGATCAGGTCCCCGACGGCCGCACCGGAGGCGAGGATCACATCTTGCTTTCCGTTCCACGCGTCTTTGTTGCTGCGCACGTCGGCGATAGCCTCGTCGATCTGCGCGCCGGTAAACTGGCTGTTGTACGCCATGTGATCACTCCTTCATGCACAGGAAATCCTCGCCGTCAGCCGTTTTCATCGTCTGCGACTGCCCAAGCGGGATAAATCCGTAGTTGTCGTTCCAGCTGCCGTCCGCGCTTTGCGCGAACAGCGAAATTCTGTATTCTCCGTCTCCGGAAAGCAGGAAATCGTCGTATACCTCAAAGGTGCGCTGCGTGCCCGCCGGGGTCTGGGAGAAGGACGCGATCAAAGCGCCCTTCCCGCGGCCCCAATCCTCGCCGGACTTCGTCGCGCGGCACTCAAAAGCCGTATAGGCGATGTCCGACGAGAATGTGACGGTGATCGAGTCGAATCCCGAGACTGCCGATATCTTGTTTCCGGTGATGGAGAAGGTCAACTCCGGCGCGGCCATTAGGCTGCGCTCCACGTCCCGGCGGCGTTCTTGACGAAGACCTTCACGATCTTCACGCCGTCGCCGGAAGACGCCGATTCGAGGTCTACGCCCTTGACTGTGACGTTGATAGCGGTGTTCTTCTTGTAGCCGCCTGCCGTGCCGCTGACGTTCGTGGAGCCGCCCGTCGCCGGGATCTGCGTGCCCGCCGTGTGCAGGCTGCTCGTCGCCGGGACGACGCGGACGGTGTATTCCTCGAAGTCTACGTCGCAGACGAAGGAGAAGGCCGCCGCGTCGTAGCCCGTGACCTTGGAGATGCGGCTCTTGTCGGGGCCGGTGATGGTCACGGCGGGGATCGAGGTGTTGAGCGTGATGGAGTCGCTGGCCGCAGTCGATTCGTTGCCGACGTCGTCGCGCACCTTTACATAGATCGTCTTCAGGCCGTCGCCGTCCGGGAGCGTAATGGATTTTGTTGCGGCGAACGTCTCCCACGACGCATCTGCTTCCTTTGCCGCCGCCTTTGTGCCCCAGATCTTCATCTGGTAGCCGGTCGTCGCGGCGTCGGTGACTGAGATCTTCGCGGTGACGGTCGCGCTGGTCGCGTACTGCGCGCCGTCGTTCAGGATCAGCGATAGGCCGGCAGGTGCCAGCGTATCAAGTGTCAGATTGAAAAAACTTGCCATCTGGATTTATCCCCTTTCTTCGCTTGTGAGTTCGATGTACAAAAAGCCGCCAGGCCTTTCGTAGATGGTTTCTGTGCCCAAGCGGGCGGATTTGATGCCCATGGAGCCGATGAACAGCTCCAGAATGCGTTTGATTCCAACTGCCAGCATGTTATCCCTCCAACAGATACAGTGTCCGCGCGTCCTTTTTGTCCAGCGCGTCATAGTCCGATTTTTTCAGCACGCGGATCTCATCGATCTGCGCCGATGCAATGCCTCCGCCGCCAGAGCCGCCGCCAGCACGCACGGAAACGTTAAAGGAAACGTCGATCGGATCGCGGTTCTTGAGTTCAAATTCAATGCCGCCCATCACAACACCGCCTTTGAAAGCGCGTGCGCAACGTCGATCTGCTTGATCTCCGAGCCAATCACGTCACCGCTTTTGAATTTCACGCGCACCTGCATCGGGCAGACCTTTGGCAGGCGGAATGTTTCTTCCTGCGCCAGCGGGAAATAGAATTTCCCGTCCGCGTATGTGATCTGGCCTGGGTAATACTTCTGCAAATACAGAAGCGTCATTTCGACCTTCTCAATATCGTCGATCTCGACAGCCTGCCCGTTGTTCTTGACCGTGACGGCCAGACTGTACGCATCGCCCTGTACCATGCTGCTCATACGTCTATTCCTCCATATCTTTCGTGGAATATCGCTCTAATTCTTCCGCGCTTTTCCTCTTCAAAATGTTTGCGATTTCCTCCTGCGTAAGCCACGGCAGCTTGCTCAGAATCGTTTCGTCGTCAAGGTAGCTCGCGGCAAGCAGCACCATCTGCGTCTGCTCCAGCTGGTTCACGATCTTCGAACGCGTAAATGTCGGCTCATCGTCAATGCCGATCAGCGCAAAAAGCTGATACAGGAAATCACCGACGCAGTATTCGAATTCGTCGACTTTGTTGTCCATCTGCTGGTATGCCGCCGTGATCTCAGTCGCAGTCTTTTGCCCGCCCTGTATTTTCGTGGTATCCAGCATCTGGAAGTCCCTGTAAAGATCGTCGCTGAGTCTGCTCAGCAGCGCTTCCCGCGCCTCGACTGGAATCGTAAGCGTGTGGGCCTCCGCCTTTGCGCCGTCGTCATCCACAAGGCCGACTCCGATCCGCCGCATAGTTTCTTTGAACCGCGCCATATCGATTTCGTCCATGCCGCCTGCGTTGGAGATCGTCCAGTAGATAATCGATGCGTCATCGACGGTATCCGCGAAACCGGATTTGATCAAATCGTAGCAGTCGATTGCCTCCCGTTGGCCAACAAGCTCGGACTGCCGGGCGCGATTGCCGTACATGGGGATGATCGGGAATCCGGGGTAATTCTGATACTCCAAGATTTCTGTTCCGTCCACCTCAGACGAGGCTTCGACGGAGATATAGCCGCGTTTCGGTGCTAAAATCTCCATCTCTTTCCCGCTCCTGCGGATGAATTGTGTGAATCCGTCCGGCTCGTACAGTGTCGCCCGCAGCGGTTTGTTCGCCGCCACCTGCCAGAACCGAATACCGGCGCGAAGCGATCCGTTTTCCTCATCCAGCAGCGGCACAAATTCTAGGGCCGTGAACACTTCCAGATGATCGAGGTTCCAGAAGCCATAAGCCACGCCGCCGACAAGCGCCGAGCGCGCCAGATCCTGAATCTGATTGTCAAATTTTTTTCCGAGCCGCTTCTTGTTCTCGGCGTTTTTCAGTATCACGCCGTTGCTGAGCAGATACTGTGTTTCCTGCCGCATGAAAATCGGGAAGAATGCGCTGCGGAGCTTGTAATTTGCGCTATAGTTGTCCGGGATAGCCTTCCCGGATAGCGTATAAAGGAGCTTCTGCACGGCAATGATGGTCACATTTCGGTGCTCGTCGTATTCCCGCGCAATTTTTGCCTGCTGGTACAGATCCGAGTTTTTATGATCGTTGATCGCGGACAGAACAAATTCCATCCGTTCCCGGTCAGACTTTTCCGCAACCTCTAAAAAATCCTGATATGTTTTCATGTTTCACCTTCTTATCTCGCCAGCTCCGGCACGAAGATATGTTCCTTAAATGCCTTTTTCAGCACTGTCATCGCCATATAGCGAACCTCATCCATCGCGTGATCGTTTTCCTTTACAACGCGGTCGACTTCGCTTTTTTCGTCCCAACGATACAGGCCGAACTCCCGGATTGTATTCTCGCAGCTTTCATGAATCTTGATTTTTCCATTTCGCAAAAAATCAGACACAGTTCGGATTCCATTCATAACGTCATTGTCTGCGTGCCTGACCTTGAATCTGCCGCGCCTGCGAAGCGCCTCGATAAAAGACGCCGCTGACGGATCAACGACAACTGCCCGAATCGTTTTTTCTCCGGCCAGCCTCTCGACCATATCGCAGTATTCCTCATCGGTCTTCTGCGCCCTTGTCTCGCGTCCGCTGTAATAGATTTCTGCAATGCGCACAGCAGACCTCTTCCCAACACACCATAACCCGGCAGAAAACGGGTTCAGCGTGCCATAGTCTATAGATATATAATAATCTCCGGTGTCCGGGATCTCCTGCGTGATGCAGTCATCTCCAAACATCGGATATACCAGTCCTTCGGCACGTACCCAGAGGCCGAGAATGTAGCGGTCGTAATAAACCGTCCCTTCGTATTCTTTTTTCAGATTTTCTTTAAAAGATTCCGGCAGGAACGGATTGTCGTCTATTGTGTATATCTGGCTGAAAATGTCCGCGTTGCTATCAAGGAATTTTTTCAGCCAGTGGTCAGGATATTGCGGATTGAACGTCCCATCAAAACAGGAGTATTCCTTATCAAGACGGCTTTTTAGCAGCGCGAAGACTTCTTCCGACCAGTCCGCGACCTCGTCGCCGTAGCAATATTTAATCGACGCGCCGCGGATCTTTGAAACCTGAGAAACCTTTTCCGCACCGAGGCAATAGCACTTTTCCCCGAAAATCCACGCTGTGTTGTCGCTGGAGATTGTTCCGACAAGCATATCGCCATACAGGTTCCGCATCGGCTCCAGCACATTTCGCTCAATCGTGGATTTTGTTACGCCGAGAATGACGGCCAGACCATCTTTCCCGATTCGCTCACGAATCCGGATCGGTATGATCCATCGAAAATCGAGGTAAGTCTTCCCGCTTCTGGTGGCTCCGCCCTTGAAGTTCCATCGATGCGTCCCGTATTTTACAAATTCACGTTGTTTCGGACTTAACAGCATCTTGGAACTCCTTCAGCATCGAATCAAGCTTCTCCATTGTCGTCCTGTTGCGGTCGGAAGCTGCTGCGTATCGCTTCATGAGACTGTCACCGGCTTTCAGCCGGTCGGACAGCGATGCGTCCATGCCGAACTGATCTTTGACCTCCCCGCGCATGACCGCAGTGTAAAATTTCAGAATTTCGTTGGAATCTGCAACCTGCGCCGCTTCCTGTTCGTCCAGCCTGCGCTTTATATACGCAGAAATAGCTGGTTTTGATAGGTTTTCTGCCGCAATCACTCTGCATGATGTTTCTTTGTACCCGGCCTTTTTCGCTGCTTCTGTCGCGTTCCCGGATTTCAGATATTCTTCGCAGAATCGTCTCTGCTTCGGCGTAAGTTTTTCATCCGCCATCGCTGTAAAGGCTTGCCAGCAGCTTCACCACATCCGCGATCTGGTAAGTTTCCAGCAAAGTGACATTCTTCGGTTTTTCATCAGGTCGATATTCGTAAACCATGTATTTCGTCACCATCCTGTCATTTTTCGCGGAATAGGTCTGCATTTGATTGATTTTTATTTTGATTCCGTGGTACAAGAGCGCTGTTTGCAGCTTGTGTGCAAGGGCGCGCAAACTCGCCATAGCCGCTCCTTTCTGCCTCATTCTTTCGTTCTCGTGTCTCCGTGTGTGAATAAATATATTTATTCACACCGGAGAACACGAGAACAGGAGGAGGAGGTTTCCGCAGAACGCTGCGGTGCCGATGAAGAAGGGCGTAGAGTTGATCTCTACGCCCTTATAGTAAATGTTAAATTTGGCTCTGGGACGCAGACTTTTTCATAAAAGCCCTCTTTTTTGCCCCACAAGGCGAATAAATTGCCTGTGCCATTCCTGCGCGGTGCGTTCGGATACATAAACCGCCATTGCAGCGCCCTGCAGGGTATGCGTTCGCTTCCAAAGAACCAAATCTATGAGCCGGAGTCGCTCCGCGCCGTCAACGAGCTGTTCCGTCTCTGCGATTGCATCCGCAACGGCAGCGCGCTCGGCCTTCGTCATCAGCCCGCCGCCCTTATAGCTGCGGATCATCCATTTTGCATAGGCCCACCAGCCGTATCGCGGCGTGCTCATTTGAAAACTTCCTCGTCTTCATCGTCGTACTTTGTGCCTTTGATCTGTTTCATTTTACCTCCTAGAATAGACACATCTGCTGTTCGTTTTCTTCCTCATTTCTTTCTGTGAAAAACTCTTTAAGCATTTCCCCCTTTGCCGCAGCATAAAAATTCCTATCGATTTCGAATCCGATTGCATTTCTTCCAAGTTCGGCGGCTGCTCTTATTGTTGATCCGGAACCACAGCACGGATCAATTACAAGGTCGCCTGGATCTGTAAATATACTTATCAAGTTCTTAAGTACTTTTACCGGCTTTTGCGTTGGATGGATTTTGGGGATTTCTTTCCCATCTCGCTCCCACGCAAACCAATCGAAAACCATTTTCCCGGTTCCTCTGATCGTCTTTCCATCAGAATCAAACTGTCTCCCGTTGTTAAACTTCGGAAGTTTTTCCCTGTAAAGCACCACTGCAAATTCCGTTGCGCCTACAATCCGCATATTGGCTTTAAGCACTTGCGCGGAGTAGTTTTTACAGAAGAAAATCGGAAACCAATTTTTGAATCCGTACCTTGCTCCATACTCCGCAACCGTGTTGATTTGATCGAACGCACAGAACACGACCATTGCAGGTGCCTTGCCTTTCTGCTTTGGCTCCGGTTTTAGTAATCGAGAACAAAAGTGCATATATTCCGCGATTTTGAAATATCCATCCGAATTGAAAAAGCTCTTTTTGGCAAATTTACTTTCGCCGTTGGAATTATCGCCGCCGTTGTACCACATTGGATTGCTTCCATAAGCGTCCGATCCGATGTTGTACGGGATATCCGCGATCACAAGCTGCGCTTTCGGGATGTTATATTTCTTATAATTCTGGAAATTGTCGTGGAAAATTTCAATTCGGAGTTTCCTCCCACCGCTCATCAGTAATGTTGCCTCCCTTCGCGCTTTGCGCGGTTCGCATCGTGCAACGTCCGCATACAGCCCCTTGTTGTTGCATATCTCGCTGCGTCCTTCGATTGCTCCTGCTTGTATCTGTCCGCCTCCCGGCGGAATGCTATGTATCGGGTGCAGTCCGTGTGGCAGCCGGTATGCCTGTCCGCACAGCCTTTACACGGGGCCTGCACCGGTGTAAGCCCTAGATTTCCCTGCATTCGTCCACCCTCACACATACGCGCTTGCCGTTTACCGCAACGACGTAGCCCGTCCGATTTGTCCTGTATTTGTATTTCTCGGCAGGATAGATCCGCCCGCGAACGGGCTGCATTTCCGGGTATACCGGGATCGAGCGCGTGATCAGGATCCGCACGCGCTCCGCCCGGCCCATCACAGCTTCCCTATGTGCCGTCCATGCGCACGCTTCGCTGCAAAAATTGTATTTTGACTTGTACTTCGACGGTGCGCGCATAAACGTATTCCCGCAGGCATCGCACGTCAGCTGCATCGGCGGTCTTGGTGGCTTTCGCTGCGTCTTGCTCATGGCCTCCACCCGGAAATCCATTTTGCCTTCTCCCATTCCGTCAGCGTGCAAAACTTGATATAATCCGGCAGATCCGAATTGAGAATCGCTTCTCTTATCAAAAGCGAAACAAACACGGCAGCCGCAAATAAAAGCAGCATTTCAACAAATTTTTTCACTTACAGCTTTACCCCCCTTATGTACTTATCGAAATACGTCACGGCGACAGCCATCGCCGCCCACATATCCGCAGAGAAGCCGTAGAAGAAGCCGGGGTTCTTCTTTGTGCCCTTGCCGAAATTCGGCTGGCCGGGCGCGTAGCGGTCGACGAGAGATTGTCGGATGTTTGCATCTTTTGCCGATAGCGAGCCGCACAGATCCAGCTTTTCTTCCCGGCGGAAGATCCGCGTCGGCCCATATCCAGTCTGCCACAACACGGTTTGCCAGAACCGCCCGATCCAAACGCACGTGTCGAAAACCTCTTGGCCTACCGTCATGCCCATGCCCGCGATCATCTCGATTGCAACGTCATAGCCGTTCCCGTAAAGCTTCTGCGCGATCAGCGGCAGCAGCACGTTGTTCTCGATCTTCCCGGCCTCCAGCACGCGGCGAATTTCTTCGCCGTCGTGCTCTACGATAACATAGCCGGATTTCATATTCCCCGGATCAATCGCCAGAATTGTGCCCATCAGGCCACCTCCTTTGTTCAAAGTCTTTGCATTCCTCTCCGGAAAAGTACATCCGTTCCAACTCCTTCTCCGAAAACCGTTCCGCCTTGTGCTTCAAGCACCGATACGGGTAAACTCTGCGCTCTTCATATCTCTTTCAGGCATTTTCACAACCTCCATCCATCCGCGCGCCGCAATTAGGGCAGTATTTGTAATTCAGCAAGCTCACGTCATCGTCCGTCTCAAAGCACCACTCTTCGCTGCAAAGGGAGCACTGAATTGTTGTGAGGCTATTCCAGTCATCATCTGCTCGCAGCCACTGTCCATGCACCACCACCGCAACGTCGGCGGCGGGAACTTTTTCAAGTAGTTTTACTGCAACGAGTACGGCGCAATTCCCGCACAGCCCAATGTCCGAGCACGTTCTGCATTGCTCCGATTTTATGTATTTCACCGCCGCTTCGCGGCTGATGTATTCGTCAGGCATTTCAATCACTCCTTCCGCGCCAGCTGAAGCACGATCCGCCCATTGTAAGCTCCTTCGGCGCTGTGCAGCTTCCATTGTGGCTATATTTGCAGATCTCGCAGGCATCCAGTTTCTCCATATCGCGCATGGCCTGCAAAAGCGTCACCCCAAGCTTTTGATTCTGCTCTTTCAAAAAGCAGATCTTTTCAACCAGTTTTTGGATGTTCATTTTCTCATACTCGGATTTGTCCATACTTCCGGCTCCTTTCCTGCCGCTGCCATGCGTTTTCCTTATCTGCGCAGGCCTGGCACCTTGTTTTTCCGGGCCGGGGCGGGTTCAGTCCGCATCTGACGCAAAGGCCGATTTCCCGGAAAAACGTGTAAGATTCGCGTTTGTACTCCCGGATGTAGCGCCGCATATACTCTTTACTGCTCACCTTTGCCTGCCCTCCATCGCCCGCTCGGCCTTGTCTGCCTCCAATTTGCCTTTGCGTTTCTTCAACTTCACCGCCACAAAACGGACACGGTTTCAGTTCAGTCATCCTTCTTGCCCTCCGTTTCCTCGGCGGAATTGTGCGTCAGCACCCACAGCTCCCCGGCTCTCTTGAGCCAGTAGAGCCAGTCCGCCATAATTGCATCAATCACCGCAGCCGCCTTGTCATGTGGCATGGCGAGAATCGCCTCCGAGGAAAGCTCCGTCGTATTATCTTCCATCACGGATTCATACAGGCGGCTACGGATTGGGATTCTGCAATACTTTTCCTGTCCGTTAATCGTCCCACGGATTACTCCCGGGTCGCTCATGCCTTGCCCTCCATTTCCTGCAGCGCCTTTTTGGCCTCCTCGCGGGTGAGGAAAACCGTCTTGCCGACATCACGTGCATCCATAACGCCGCAGCGTGATGTGTTCAGCAGAGTTCTCCCATTAAGCGTGCTTATATCTGTCACAGTAAAACTGTAAACTTGCTCGACCGGGTGACTACAGAATGTCCAAAGCCCGTCGCCCACCTTGCACGGCAGCACGACCACGCGCCCGTCCTTGTCGGCCTCGGCAAGCCCGCGGAGGCGGCTAGTCTCCACGCCCAGCGCCTGCGCTGCCAGATTTATCATCGTATCCTCCGTAAACGGAGCCTTGATTTCCTCCGGCGTCAGCCCCGTGTCCTCGTAGGCTGCGAGTCGCTCACACACCGCTATTTCAAACGGGCAATCCTTAATTTTGCACCCTCTGCCGTAGCACGGTTCTTTAAAGCAGCGCGGGTAATAGGCGTGTTTATACGATGATTCGTTCCATTTAGTCAGTCGCTCCATAACTCTTCCTCCACATACCGCCAGCTCTGCGGCGGGCGCGTGATTGGCCCAGGTGCCAATCCGAATTTCGTCTCCCGCAGGCCGGTAAACTCCCACAGATCGCGCGGGTGATCGTAAACGCGCAAATCTGAGATGTGCCAGCCGAAGCCGGTGGCAGCTCCGAGATACCGGTGCAGCTCCGCAGGCTCTAGGCAGGTTGGCCGCGCAGCATCCGACGGGATCCTTCCCGCGCCGTTAATGTTAATGATCTCATCGCACAGAAATTCCCCAATGATTTTGCCGTTTCCGCATTTGTAGATGTAGCACTTAAACGGCGTATCCAGCTTCGGGCGCGTCTTGCGCACCTCGATCGTTTTCTCACCGCTTATGATCTTCTCGCACCACTTCGGGCGGATGCTGATTAAAACAGCTATCATGCTTGTCTCCTTCCTCCGGCGCGTCCGGTAGTTTGTGTTATGTCCAGTTTCCGAAATAGACGCACCCGGTAACAGAGTTTTCCACACCGTTCACAGATTGCGTAATTTGTGTGATACTTCCCACCGTGCCGGTTGCTTCTGCGGCGTGTTACCTGCACATACGTATACTTGTCCAGCTTGTGCAGACCCATGCGGCAAAGAAGGGGGCTTTTCATAAATCCACCTCCGGTGCTTCCGGCGGCGGCATCCAGTGAGTAATCAAGTTCTGCGGTACCTCCCAGTTATCGCACGTCCATCCGTCGCTCGGAAAGTATCTTGCCATATCTACAATCGAGCCGCCCGCGTCCCGAAAAGCAACGAGATATTTGCTGAGACGGTCTATTGGCAGTCTGTCCTCCACGCTGATCCACTGCGGCACCTTCTCCCGCAGCGCCGCATTCTCGGCGGTCAGGCGCTCGATTACGTTAGCAGCCGCAAACTCGATGTATTCCCGCCGATCTTGGATTTCTCCGACCTTGCAGTTTTCGCACGCGTCGTCGTGTCCAAGCCCCTTCGCGCAGCACCGCAGCGCCTGCACGATTTCCTTTTCTGTCATATATCCTCCCTCATGTCTTATCCTCCTTGTTTTCCGCAAGCATCCGGTCTATTGCCGCCTGCTGGAACGCATCAAGTTCGTCCTCGTGGCGCTGTACGCCATGTTGCATCCGAGCGGCACCCTTCGATATAGGCCCCATCACCCTGTCCACAGCTGCACGTTCCAGTGGATTCAGATCGTCATGATGCCCCTGCACGCCGTAGCCGGGCTTTGCAGCGCGGCCAAGCGGTGTTTGCGCAACCTCGTCCTCCCAGCGTCCCTGATTCAGCCATGTGGCCGGGTTCGGGATAAAGCGTCCGTTTTCCGTCGTCCATTGGTTGCCACACTTCTGCCGCTCTATGGCGGTCAGGAGTGATTCAAGCGGGGCTTTTACCCGGCTGAATGCTTTCCTAGCGGCTTCCTTCCCGACTTTCTTCGGGTACGCTTGCCAGAAGAGATCGAAATCGCTGCTCTTCGCGCGCGTTGGCGGCGAAGCCGCCGTTATCTCTTCGTCTTTGTCATTGTCTTTTTCTTTGTCTTCTTCTTTTTCTTTGTTAGGGCATTTTGGTTCACTTTGGTTCGGTTTGGTTAGTTTTGGTTCGGTTTGGCTCGAATTTTTTGTTTTGCCACCTTTTTTGCCGTTTTCGGCGTAAGCTGTGCTGTTCTCTAAATCGCGGTCAACTTGCGACTTAAAAACTGGAAACAGGATAGATTCCCGCCCTGCGAGGTCTGGGGCAATGCCAGACCTCGCATATTCGAGGATCGCAACAAACAGCCGCCCGCGTTCATCGTCTTCCAGCGCCGCCGTCTGCTCGATCCAGTCAAAAAAGGCCTTCACGTAGCATTTTGCCATCTATCAGCCCTCAGAATGGAAGCTCGTTTTCGTCGCCGATCTCCATCTGCGGCATATCCGGCGCGGAGAACGGAACCGGCGTTGTGCTCGGCAGCGGCTTGAACTCCGAAGAGGCCGGTGCAGCAGCAGCAGCATTCTGCCCGTCCCGCTTGCTGTCGCCGAAATAAACGCTTTCTGCGACGATCTCCGCCGTCTTGCGCTTATTCCCTTCTTTATCCTCCCAGTTGCGGATCTGCAAACGGCCAGACACGACGGCCATGCGGCCCTTGGAGAAATACTTGCTGACAAAATCAGCTGTATTCCGCCATGCGACAACATCAATAAAATCCGTTTCCTTCTCCGCGCCCTGCGCCGCAAAATCGCGGTCGCAGGCAAGCGTGAAGGATGCAACAGAATTTCCGCTTTGCGTCTGCCGAAGCTCCGGGTCACGGGTCAAACGGCCCATCATAACGATTTTATTCAGCATTCTTTTTCTCCTTTCCCTGCTTCTGTGCGCACGTCCAGCAGAGGCAGCGGCCAAACTTCTTGGCCGTCTGCTCCGCAATGCTCACGCCAGAATACGTATGTCCGTTGATCGTTTCACCCACAATCTGCTGGCCACAGACTGCGCAATTAAATGACATTGCAGATGTTTGCGGTGCTGTTTTCCTCGCCTGCGCAGGCTGGCTTTTCGCTGTCCGGCCCGTTTCCTTTGCATATTCGTCCGTGTCCGCGTCCTTCGTATCGTCGATTGCAAAAAGGCCGTTCAGTGCGTACTTGCGGGCGTAAGAGCTGGCCGTACCTGTTACCTGCGGCTCGTCCATACCCTTCTTGCTTTCCGGCTCACGGGCAAAGCCATACGTCGTATACTCGCCCTCACCATCGGAAATCGTAGCTTTTGCCCTAACATAAATGCGGTTTCCGATCTCTACAATCTCGTCTGATATCATCAGAATGCAGCTCTGCGCCTGAAGCAGAGGCTTCACAGCCTCCAAAATGCTTTCGCAGGAACGGTAGTTGTAACCGCCGAAGCTATTCTTCTTGTCCTTCGGCGCTTTCAGCTGCGCCTGAATGGCATTCAGCTTTTCTGTTAATTTCATTTGTTTTCCAAGTCCTCCTTCAGGCCATCAGTTTCGAGCGGTATCAGCTCGCTTGGAATCTCCAGCGGGCAATAATACCCGCGTTTCTGCCACGCCGGAATCAATTCCCCAGTCCTCATGCACTGCCTCCTGCTATACGTTTGCAGCAAGGGGCAAATATCACATTCGATATGCCCGGCGGGAAAAAAGATTGATACCCGGCATTCGCACGGTATGTATATCTCTTCGGCGCGCGTCATTCAACCTCCACAAATTCACCGTTTTTCAGGCAGTACCATGTATCGGCCTTGATCTTCTCGCCGTCTACATATTCCGTCTTCACGCAGCACGGAGCGAACCGTCCTTTTTCGTCGGAATATTCCCACTCCGCAAGCGTGATCCAGCTGCCTGCCTTTGCCTTTACGACAGAGCCGCTGCCAGCGCAGCAGATCACGGAGTCTTCGCCGGTACTATTGATCTTGGCGTAGTTGCCCGAGCTGCCGATCTGGGCGTAGTAGCCCGAGCTGCCGATCTGGGCGGAGTCGCCTGAGCTGCCGATCTTGTCGTAGTAGCCCGAGCTGCCGATCTGGGCGTAGTCGCCCGAGCTGCCGATCTGGGCGTAGTAGCCCGAGCTGCCGATCTGGGCGTAGTCGCCCGAGCTGCCGATCTGGGC